GAGGAGGTGCGTGCCGAGCCCGAAGTCCGCGAGCAGCCTGTGAAGGGGCCAAAGAAAGTCCGTCAGCGCAAGGGTGGCATGAGTCGGCCCCCGCTGGATTTGCCGCCTGAAATTCTGGATTGGGCAACTGCAGAGGGCATAGACTTCATGTGGGCGACCAATTCCGTTAATGGAATGCCATTCCCGCAGCAGCGGATGCAATTCGAAATAAACGGCTGGGAGCCGGTCACTGGCGATATGTGGGGCGGCAAATTTGATGGGTTATTCGCTCCCAAGGGCTATAAAGGCGAGATTATCTATGATGCCTGCGTGCTGCTCTGGCGCCCGCTGGAATTGACAATGGAGGCGCGCGCCGAAGAAAAACAAGCGGCCCAGCTTCCTACGCGCGTTGTGGATGCTAAATTCCGTGGCGGCCAGATCGATGGCATTGACCCCGCTGCTACTCAACACCCGCGCGCTCGCATGGTAACGAAGGTGGAAAAGGAAGTGCTACCAGGTTTAAGGGTTCCAGACAGATAGCTACGGGTATTGACAAAATTATAATCTACCGCTATCCGTAGCACAATCGTTTTGTCACACACCCGCCCGCGCCGGGCGGTCCTGCCGAATAGGATGCGAGGCTCGCATCGGTTTTCGGCCCGAAGGACCGCTATCGTGGGCTTTTCCATTTCTGACCGATCTGTCGAAGGCGCCGTCCCTTGGACGCTGCGTCTTATCGGCGTTTACCGATAGGAGGCGACCCTGACAAACACCAATAATCCTTTCGGTTTTCGCTACTTCGGTCGCCAAGAAGGTGGCTCGCCCACCGAGGGCTTGACCCCACGCAAAGTCTCATCGGCCTACGGTGTCGGCCTTTTCCAAGGCGATCCCGTCATTTCGATGAGCACAGGATATCTTCAGGCGGCCACGTCCAACACAGTCACTGTTGCCGGCATCTTCAACGGCACCGAATACTACAACAGCAACGTGGGCCGGAAGGTTTGGTTCAATTCGCTGCCTGCCACTGGATTGGGCGCGGATGGATTGGTCTACATCTCCAATGATCCGCCGGCCCTGTGGCTGGCCCAGTCCAACGGGAGTGCCATCACATTTGCCGATATCGGAGCCAACATCGGCTTTGCCACCGGTTCTGGCAACACCACCACGGGTCTTTCGACCTATGCCCTTGATCAGAGCACGATCGGCACCACCAACACTCTGCCGTTCCGCATCGTCGGGCTTTGGAGCCAATACGCTCCCCCTGGCACGCCAGGGGCGGACGACACGAGCTTATACAACTGGGCTGTAGTCGCCCTTAACAACACCGATCGTGCAAGCACGACCGGCGTGTAATAGGGAGGACATGCAACCATGCCGATAGCTTTAAGTGCAATCCGTGATTTGCTCCTCCCTGGGTTGTGGTCGGTCACAGGGGAGTACCCACAGTTGCCCCGCGTCTGGGACAAGATTTTCCAGACACGGACCTCCAACATGGCTTTGGAGCGCTCTGTCTCCATGCGTTATCTACCGATCGCGGTAGAGAAGCAGGAGGGTGCGCCAACCACGTTCGATAACGCCTCCGGTCAGCGCTACATCTACAACCAGGAGCACTTGGAAATCTCGCTCGGGTTTGCGATCACCCGCAAAGCGATCGATGACAATCTGTACAAATCAGAGTTTGGTCCCAATGCGATGGGTCTCCGCAATGCGTTCCTGCGTGCGGAGGAGACCTATGCAGCGGCCATTCTCAACAACGCCCAGACCTTCGACACTAACGTACAGGGCGATGGTGTCTCGCTTGCCAATGCGTCCCATCCGGTTGACGGAAGCACTGTAGCCAACATCGCGTCGCCAGCCGCGTCTCTCAATGAGACCTCGCTGCTCAATGCACAGATCGCCATCAATGCGAACTGGCGCGACAACGCCAACCAACGCATGAACGCCAAGCCGCGGCGCCTCGTCATCCCGCCACAGCTTGAGCCGGTTGCCGTTCGATTGCTCAAGACCGAGCTTCGTCCCGGCACCGCCATGAACGATGTCAACGCCATCCTCTCAGTCCAAGGCGGCATCCCAGACGGCTACGTGAACTGGAATTATCTCACCTCGCAGTTCGCGTGGTTCCTCGCCACCGATCAACCGGGGTTGGTCCATATGAACCGTATCGCGTATGAAACTGATCTTTCGGTGGAGTTCACCAGCGATAATCTCCTCTGTAAAGGCTATCAGAGGTACTCTTTCAACTACAATGACTGGAGAAGCATGTACTTTAGCTTCCCGACATCTTGAAATCGTATAAGACTTGGGGTATGTACCGGTCTCCTGAAACTGGAGACCAACATGGCAAAGCGACGAGAGGATAGATGGACAATCCGGCGACTACGCGAAATTTGGGACTACGATCCAATCGCTGGAAAATTCATCAGGAAAGAGAAACAAAGAGGAGGCGCAAAGCTAAGCGTCACAGGCGAAGTCGGTGCAGTAATGTTGAACGGCTATCGAGTTATCTCTGTTGATGGCGTTCATTATCTAGCTCACCGTTTAGCCTGGGCCTATGTTCATGATGAATGGCCCGAGCGCTTTGTGGAGCACGTTAATGGAGATCGCCTAGACAACCGGATAGAGAACCTTCGGTTGAAATGGTCTCCAAAAGACAAAGATGGCAATGTGGTTCTAACGCAGGAGCGTTTGAGAGAAGTGTTGGGCTATCAACCAGAAACCGGCGACTTCACTTGGAAGGTCAGAAGCACTAAAGCTGACATCGGTGATATTGCTGGCTCTATTAATCCTCTTGGCTATCGGATTATGTCGGTTGATGGCTATCGCTGTTTGGCGCATCGTCTTGCGTGGTTTTATGTTCATGGTGCATGGCCAAAGAAACATATCGACCACATCAATGGCATCAAGGATGACAATAGAATCGCTAATCTGCGAGATGTTTCTATGAGTGAGAATGCGCATAACACCAAGAAACTTCGCTGGTCTAACACCACTGGATTCCCAGGGGTCACGGCCAAACGTAGTAAGTTTCTAGCGCGCATCACTGTAAGAAACCGCATCATCCATCTTGGCATCTTTCATACGATTGCCGAGGCACGCATTGCTCGTCTTCTCGCTGAAAGGGAGCATTTCGGGCGGTTTATGACGTGGGATGATGAGAGAGATAGCGTACTCCCAGTAGGTAGCCAATTCATGGCCGTGGGGGCCGATGACGGGCATCTTTATCTACTGGGTCAAGGATGCGGTCCGATTGAGATCACCGATGTCCGGGACATTCAGATGCTTCCGGTCAACGACGAAGGCGCGGTAATCCAATGACTAGGGAGCCTTGATCCATGGCGAACAAAAATCCCGGCTCATGGCCCCTTGGCATCGGCTGGTCAGGTTTCCCGAACTACGGGGTGGCAGGCTTGCCGCCGTTCGGCGGAAACTATTTCTATGTTGATCCGGTCAACGGGTCTGATGGGAATACGGGTGGCCCGACCGATCCGCTTGCGTCTTTGTCCCAAGCGCTGACCAACTGCACGGCTGGGCAGAATGATTGTGTGCTTCTGGTCGGGGGGTCTGGCCAGGTTGGCCTGACCTCGACCCTGACGTGGAGCAAATCGCAGACGCATCTGATCGGCCTCGGCTCAAGCCCACAGGATCGGCCAGTTGCCACCATTCAGAATTCCGGCTCCACAGTTTTTACCCCTCTGGTCAATGTGACCGGTACGGGCTGCATCTTCCAGAACATCTCGGCGCTGCATGGGTTCGGTTCGACTCTGGCGCAGATTTGCTGGGCAGAAGCCGGGGGCCTCAACACCTACAAGAATGTATCATTCCAAGGAATGAACAACAACATTGCTGCGTCGGCGGCTGGATCGCGCTCGATTACGATCGGCGGTGTTGGTGGAAATACGTTCGAGGACTGCAACTTCGGTACTGACGGCGTCATTCGTGGCGGCATCAATTCCACGCTCGAATTCACGAACGTCACGAACGGCAATACGATCAAGCGCGGTCTGTTCCAAGCTCTGGCGACTACGGGCTCAGCGGTTCACTTCTCAGCCAATTCGTCCGGTTCAATCATCGGCTGGCAGTTGTTCGATAGTTGCGCATTTATCAATGATAGCAAGAACAGCGTGCCGAATGTAGGCTCTACGCTTTCCGGTGTGGCCATCATGTCGGCCACGGCGGGCGGCCTGATCCTGCTCAACAACTGCGTATCGGTTGGGGCGAGCAAGTGGGAGGCGACCGCATCGAACTTCATCTTCATCAACAACATGGCCGCAAATGGTACGGGCGGCATAAGCGTCAACAACGTTTAAGGAGACGCAGGATGAGTCGCGCGAGACACAAGAAGGCCAGCGGCGGGCGCGTCTTCTATTCGGGCGGAAATTCGAATGTTGCGGCTGAGGCTGCCGAGAAGAAGCACGGCGGCAAAGTGGTTGGGAAAGCGCCTGGCGGCAAGTCCAAGCATCGCATGGACAAGAGGGCGCGCGGTGGTCGGATTGCCACTCCTTCGTCGCCGTTTTCGAGTGCTCACTCCCCGGCACCGAAATCTGCTGCGGGGGGCGGTTGACCGGCGGGTCATATGCATCAGGAGGATCGACCGGAGGTAATTGGATTGCAGGGGCAGTAAAAAGGCCGGGGGCCTTGCACAGAGCCCTGCACGTCCCGGAAGGAGAAAAGATACCGGCCAAGAAGCTTGCCAAGGCATCTCATTCGGAGAA